GTTTATGCCCAAAGGCGCGGGGAATGTGGTCGGCGACCCGCTGGGCGGTCTCCGTGTCCAAGCGGCGATGGCGCGACATCTACTCCAATGCAATCCCGAACAAAGCGACGCATCAGACCTAAGCGATGCCGTGGAACTCACTGCTTTAGAGTTGGCACCGCTGTTCGATGAATTGAAAAGCGAAGGGTCGCTTCCAGAAGACCGACGGAGACTCACACGGTTCATGCTGTTTCGTCCTGCGATGCCCCATGTGCTGTCGCGGGTTGCAAACTTGACGGCGGCGGTGAAGTTCGCCGAACAGAACCAATTGGAACTCTCAGAAGGCGCAAAACAGAAGCTCGATATGCTTCTCAATGACTATGCCTTGAACGACCCCAACTCGCATGTGCGTAGGACGCTGGATGCGATGTTCACCTTGTCGGCTGGAGCGTCGCCGATGGTGTTTAAGAAAGGGTATACCGTGGCGGAGCAGGCGTTCGGCGGTCCGGACGAACCGCATGTGGTCTATGGGGCGGACGATTCGGTGAAGACTTTAGACGACCATCTGTTGGTCTGGAGCAACTTTCTGCAGCGCGGGAGTTAAGCGATGCCCCGTGCGCGTTGGCGTGATTGGTTCTTAGGATCGATTGGCGTCGGCAAGCCTGTCAAGCCGATGGCTGAGCCGATGACCAAGCCCGTTGAGGGGCAAATCGGGATCACGGGTCAGAACCGTTATGCCCCGATGTCGGCGCAGTTCTCATCGGACGGACGGATGTTGGCGTTCCGTCTGGATGAGATACGGATAGAAGATCTCGACCGTGTGCGTCAAGACCCCGTGGTGCGTTCGTCGCTACGGTTGCTCAAACTCCCGATACTCCGCGCGAAATGGCAAGTCTACTCCGAAGACCCTAAGATTGAAGCGTTGGTTCAAGAGATTCTTCGTCCGCACATGCGCCAACTGTTATGGGCGTTGTGTACCGCGTTTGACTACGGAGTCGCATTCGTGGAGAAAGTGTGGCGTCGCGAACCCGTGTTGCGCGTGTCGCACACACGGTCAACCCAAGATGCGTCCGATGTCTACACCTATCGTGATGTGTGGACGATTGACCGCGTGGTGCATCTGGACCCGTCGCTGTGTTGGGCGTTAGTGTATCCGACGGGCGAGTTCGCGGGCGTGCGCCAACTCCAAGCGGGCGACATCATTCCCGAAGGGAAGCTCATCCACTACGCCGTCGACTCCGAATTCAACGAGGTGTACGGCAACCCCGTCACGAAGCCGTGTATCCCATACTTCGAAGTCAAAGTCCGACTCTTGGAAGACCTCTCACGCTATTTCGCGACTTACGGGGTTCCGATTAAGAAAGGGTATGCCCCGCCGGGTCAGACGAGTGTGGGCACGGCGGAGAACGGGCAACCCGTGTTGGTGGACAATCTGGAGTATCTTGCAGAACAGTTAGACAATCTGACCAACGCGCACACCATCGTCTTGCCGAACATGGTGGATTCCGCGGGTCAGCGCATGTGGGAGGTGGAACTCGCGCCCCCGCCGGGAGCCGCGCCGTATGAAGCGTTTCTGAACTTTCTGGATGAACAGATGCGCCAAGCGATGGGCGTGCCCGCGCTGGCGTCTATCCATCCTCAGATGGGCTCGTATGCGCTCGGACGGTCGCAAATCGACCTCTTTATTCAGAACGAAGAAGCGTGGCTTCAGCAGATCCAAGAGGTGCTGAACCGACAGTTAATCCCCGACATCGTGCGGTTCAACTTCGGTTCCCGCGCACGACCGACACGAATCGAGATGACCATCGAGCGCGACGATACAGCCGCGTTGGTCGACGCGATGATTAGTCTGTTGGCGCACGGGCAGCCGTTGCAGACGGCGACGGGCGACACGCTGTACGCCGACTGGCAACAACTCGCGCAGGAATACAATCTCCCCGTCTTGACGCTCACACGCGAGGAAATGATGCAACAGCAGATGGAAATGCAACAGATGCAGGCGCAGATGATGCCCCAAATGGGTGGGAACGCCCCCGATGGGATGATGGGTAGCCCCGCAGCGATGGGTGGGAACGCCCCCAGTGGGATGATGGGTAGCCCCGCGGCGATGGGCGGGAACGCCCCAAGTGGGATGACGGGTAGCCCCGAATCGGGTTCAGCGGGCGAGATTGCGATCCCGCTTCCCGTCCGAGAACCCAGCGACGGGCAATCCGCGTCTCCGCTGGAACCCGAACCCACACAGCCCGAACAAGCGACCGCGCCTGAACCCGAACAGAACCAGCCTGAACCCGAACCGCAGTCCGAACCCGAACCCGAATCGGGCGCGCCGCGACTTCTGCTCCCGCGCGTGCGAATCAACAACCCGAACCGACAACAACCATGAGTGTCCCCGTAAACACCGTCTGGGAAGGCGATGTCTTCGAGCTGTTGCGTCAGTTGGAAGACCAATCTGTGGATATGGTCTTCTCCGACCCTGATTACAACATCGGCGTTAGGTACAACGGCAGGTCGTACAGACAACGCTGGGACGACTACATCGACTGGTACATTCGGCTTGCGCGCGAGAGTCTGCGCGTGCTGAAAGACGACGGGAACGCTTTCTTTATGAACATGCCGAAGCAGAACGATAACCTTACCGTGCGGTATCTCGACTACGATTGATACTAT